CTCCGACAATGTTAGGGATAACTTTCTCGCCAAGGTCTGCAGTGAATCCGATGACACAGCCTGCGCCAGCGTGGACGTCCGGCATTATGCGGATTTTGCAGTCGGCAAAAGCAGGCTGAGATGCGAGAAGATTTATTTGATTAAGAGCTTCTTGCTCAATGTTTATTGTGAATATTTTGAGATTCATAATAATTTTCTCCTTTCTTATATATATAATTATATAAGAAAATTTTAATTTTTTCAAATTTAAAAGACCGCAATGATGCGGTCTATAGGAGTTATAATTTAGGCTTAAATTGTCCAGTGATAAAATCTGCTACCCCTTTCATAAAATGAATTTCTAAATAAGAATCTTGTATTCTATGCTCTCTAAAAGTATCAAATTCTGAACTACCTCCAGGCCATCCTTTTCCTCTTGGGGTCACTAATTCTCCTTTACCTACAAATTTTGTATTAACAAACTTGGACATTTGTCTTTCTACGCTTTGGGCTTCTTTTAATATAGCCCCTAAATAGACAGATAAAGGAACATAGAATCCAGATAAATTTAATAAATGTACACGATTGACGTTACCACCAGCAATAGGCCCGGTTATAGTTAAATCATCAAATAAAAAATGTCCAATTTGAGTTGCTACTCCACTTAAAATTGAAGCTGTATTACCCGTTCCTAGTAACATTCCTTTGCCACTATTACTTAAATAGTTTAATAAAGCATTAAAATCTCCAGGATATTTTACTTTTGTTAATAAAGCTTCTAAATTTTTTAATTTAATATTTCCTTGAGCCATAAAACCTTTAAAATTTTTAGCTGTAATTTGATAGTTCTTATCAGATACAAAAATAATATCTCCTTGGCATTGCTTAACTTTATTAAAAAAACTTTCTGCATTATTAATAGCATTTACTCTTTTACTAGAATCGTCACCTACGTTTGAGCTTAATAATGATATATCTGGAACTCCACCCTTAGCCGTTGCGGTTAAATTATGAATAACTACATCGGGTTTTATACCCTTTACTCCTATTTCCATAGACATAAAATTTGAATGCCCTATTACCATTCCATCTAAATATTTACCGACTTCTGAGCCAAATATTTGTTCAAAATGTTCTTGTACACTACCACGAATATTTCCATTTTCTATAGAACTTTTTAAAACTGGTAATTTATCTCCCTTTTTGGTAGAAGGATAATTTTTTCTTCTTTTTAAAATTGCTAAAGTTTCTTTTAAAAAACTAGAAGTTAATCCTAAATCATCAATAACACTTTGCTTAAAAGGAGTGCTCATAAAAAGATTAATTTTATCTAATAAATCTTGAAAGGCATGAATTTCTGTACCAGATAACTTTTGTTGTCTACCCGTGTTTGTTTCTATATATCCATTTTTTAACTGTAAATCAGTCATTTTAAACATATTTGTTAAAGCCTGTTCAATAATTTGGTCTGTTAATTGAGGCAATATTTTATCTATGGCCCGCTTAGTTAACTGGTCTTTATTTTTCCAAATTATATCTCTTGCTGCTGTTTGGACATAACTAGATAAATATGAAGTAAAATTATGATAAATTTTAGTATCAGTTTCAGAATCATTAACTTGATTTAATAGTTGCAAATTCCTATTAAAAGCAGCCTCCGAAGTGAAAAGAATAGTAAAAGCTTTAATTAAATCTCCCCAGTCACCATCTCCAATATCTAACTTATATTTAGCAATAAAAGCTTGCTCTTCACGTACCGCCGCGTCATAAATGGTTTTAATATTATCAATAATTTCTGGATTATCCCAAGCATTTTTATGAAAATTAGATTTTTCTCCATTTAATTTAGTTTTTACTATGTCACCAACTTTTTGAAAACCAGGCCTATCAGAAGCAAAATCATCAGTATAAGACCACCATATAGGAGCATGACTTGGGAAAAAATCTCTACCTGTTTTTTTATAACCACTATCTTTAGATAGTTTTCGATGACCTTTTACCCGATAATTTCCTCTGCCTCGTTTATATGTTAAATTACGAGCCATAATTCTCCCCCTAAATAAAAGGGCAGTACCACCGACCGCCCAAGAGATATATATAAAGCCGGCCTATTAATGGACGACTTGGATTAACTTTTCATATTTATAAGTCAATTTCAGAACAATTAAATACAAAAAAATCTGTCCTATGCGAAAAACGCCTTCCCTACTGGGCCGGCGATTTTCATTGTTAGACTATTCACTTAAATCTTACCCTACATAAGACAAATGGGACTTATAGGAGTTGCACCTACTCATAACTACTAGTCCCACAATGGCGCCGCCTTGTCGACGAACGCCAAATGAAAGGAGGTGTACCATGAACGTATCATAGAAATGGAGCCGAATACCTGTTATGCTCAGGTGTCAAGAGGTTACAAATCTCACGTTTTACTAATTAAACTAATTCGGCATAAAGCGGTTACTTCCAAATGAAGCCCGCAGCAGATTTTCGTTTACCACGCATGACCTCTGAAATATGAGTTCTAATAGTGGTAAATTTACAACCTGTTAAATTATTATCTATTAACCATTTCGCAGCTTCTGCTATAGATGGAAAAGTTTTTATAACTTCTTTAGTTGTTTTATCTATACAAGATACGGGTTTGCCAAACTTTTCACGACTAATATCTTGAGTGGTTTTAATAGGTATATGTCTTTGTTTTAAAATATAGGCTACAGCATCAGTAGAAATATTCATTTGATGAGCAACTTCTGTCATATTTTGATATATATTATAATTATATTCTACCATATCATAATCTATATAATGTTTACCATCACCACCTATAGTAGCATTGTATCCATTTTTAAAAGTGCCATAATATTCTATCCAATATACTTCTCTATCATTAACTATTGTATCAGAACATTCTTCAATTAATTCAATATGAAAATGCTCTATACCATATTTACGCATAGCACGATATAATGGACGATTTTTAGCTCTTTCCCTTTCGCTTTCGCTTAAATGTTCTTTCCATCGTTCTTGTAAACTATTAACAGTTTTTCCTATATATAGCTTCCCATTAATATCATTTACAATTCTATAAATGTATGCCATAACTAAATGACTCCTCCTTATAAAATATTAAAAAGTTGACGCGGGTTCCTGCCGCGCCGCAGGACGTATGAATACATGCACACGTTCATGCCGCTGTTTTGCCCACAGCAGTAAGAGCCGAGTGGCGACTTTATTTATAGTGGTTAGCCCTTCTCGCTCTCTTCCCACTTAAAAATGGGTCACAACCCTTTTGTAAAAAAGGTTCAACTGGTGAGCGACCCTTGAGTTGAACAAGGACCAGTGGAATCAAAATCCACGGCACTACCATTATGCTAGTCGCCCATGAAGCTCCGTTTCCCTTTGCCTCAGTTTAACGTCTATTGCCACGTGGATAGTAATTAGCTATCTAGTTCAAACGGAGCAAAAACCTCATGTATAAGACGAATAGGGAGGCACTGGACTTGCACCAGCCACACCGAAGGCTCTAACTACCTGAGCTAATCCTCCCCAGAAAACGCCCTACACAGGCAGGACGTCTAAAGACACTCCTTCTACAACATGGTAGTTGAGCTATAGAAATGTAAGGTGGTGGTGATTCGCTATGAGAGATGACGTATTTACCACTCTTTTATTCTCTCTTCTTACCTTACATATATATTATAGCAAGAATTTATAAATTTTTCAAATTCTATGTCTTACTTACTCTGCGGCCGCCTACCTCTTGGAGAGGTAGGTTCAACCGTTTTGTAAATAAGTTGTGGTGTCAGTGACGAGAGTCGGACTCGTATGGCCGAAGCCGAGGGATTTTCATACTACTCCGTGTCGCCACGGCCGCACTACTGCGTTGTAGTCTGGACTATGTCTTCACCTTATCTTACGACTTAGGTGGGTGGTATATAGTCTCTACACATTTATCTTACGAATTTAGCTCGGCGTTCTCTGGTTATTCGCCGAATTAGCCACCATCCCATAAGTAATTTCTACACTTATGGCTCAAAGAAGATGAGTAATTTGATATTTTACAATTAACTCATTAGCTCGCTGATAATTACCACCTTTAGCAGATAAACCTAATTTTAACAAAGCTTGTCTGATGTTAGGAGAATTTTGTAATGCTTCAACAAAATCTTCTTCAGAAGTTATTTCTGTTCGTTTTTTACTTACAATATTCTTTCCTCGGTAATTATCTGTTAATGCATGACAATTAGGACATAATAGTTGTAAATTAGATAAATCATTATTTAACCTATCGCCATCAATGTGATGAACCTCTAAAGGAATTGGTTTATTTAACCACTCTTCTCGTCCACAACATTCACACTTATGACCTCGCAATGAAGTAATTGCCTTTATAGCACTACCATTTCTAATTGTTTTTCCTTTTTGAAAACGCTCATATTGATAATTGTCTTTATTCCAAGCTTGTCCTTTGAAATGAGATACATCCAATTGTAACTGTTCTACCATTTCAACCATAGTTTTAACTAAACTACCACCATCTGGATTATATCCAAATTTTGCCCCAAGCTGTCTATATGAATAACTTTCTTTCACAAATTGCTCTATTTCTTCTTTAGAAAATTTTTCCCATTTCTTCATTTCTATATCCTCCACATCTTTTCTAACTATAAGTAGAAAATTAGTGTTTTGGGTATAAAATTTTCAGTTAAAATTTTCTCCCAGAAAAAGTCCCTTGTGTATACCAATTCCACCACACTGACATAAGCGGGCGATTTCTCGCCCATGGACGTATTCCAGTTCGGCCCTCGTTCAGCCAAAGAGCCTTATTTTTTCCTTTTATAGTCTAGAGCTGACCTGGACTCAGCCGCCTATACGTACTCAGCGGCCGCGCTATCAAAGTTGCGAACTTTGTAGGACAACATCATCAGTGTTGCTTTTGCCTTTCGGCTTAGTCATTAAGAGTCCCTACTACTACGATGGTTAACCGATTTCTCTTCGTTGATAAATCGCCTCATCACCAGCAAAGCGTCAACCTTCCTCACCCCGCTCAATCGCGGTCTATTGAAGGAATTTATATATCAGAGAGGTCTTTAATTCGGCCTCTCTTAATATCATTTCTAAGGTCTGTGAAAATAGCATCACATAGTCTATCTTCAAGTTCCTCATATTCCTCTTTCTGCATAAAGATGACACAATTTCTATCTGCGTATCCATCTTCACCATATTCCCAATTAACGATAAGAAATTGCTCTTCATAAGACAACATAACCACATTACCCTCATCAAGTAATATCTTTGCTACCTTATAACCATTTTCATGGTTTTTAAAAACAAGTTCATTCTTCATAATAATTTCCTTTCCTTACCTTATATATTAATTATATAAGAAAATTAAAGAAATTTCAAATTATTAAGTATTTCTCCACAACATTTTATATGCTGTTTTACGTTCTCCATTTGCCACTCGACCAATAGCGTTTCCAACGTTTTTAATAGAATCGGTTTTGGCGATTCCTTCTTCAATAAGCCATCGCGCCGCGTCGCTTTGAGAGGCAAATTGCTGTATTAAAATTCCATCTAAAGTATATGCTGCTATTGATTTTGAACTTTTTGCAACTTTATTAGTAGTAGAATCAATATCAGCTATTTTTAAAGCGTTGCGTACAACATGTACATCACATCCAAGCTTATCTGCTATTTCCTTAATAAGTAGCCCTTTATTATATAATTCAACTATTAAATTATAATCATATAATTGACGTCCATCTCCACCTTTTGTAGCATTATATCCATTATAATATGTATTGTAATATTCAATCCAATAACACTCACGTTGACTTAATAATTCAATTTCACACTCTTCAATTAATTCAATATGAAAATTTTCTACTCCATATTTATTCATAGCATTATATAAAGGACGTTTCTCATACTGCCTTCGGCCCCTATCATGGCAATGCTGTTTAAAACGCTCTTCAATAGTTGTTAAGGTTTTACCTATATATAATTTGTCATTTATATCGTTATAGATTTTATATATTTTACCTTTCATATATTTTATCCTCCTCATCTATATATAAGTAGAGTTTTGGCGGATAAAATATATAAAATTCCGCCATTTTAGTATAAAACAATGCCACCGCGTGAAGGTAATGGCTTGGCATCCGGAGCATACAAGATTCGAACTTGTACAACCCTGCGGTTGGACGGATTAGCAATCCGCTACGATACCATTACGTCAATGCTCCTTATTTAAACTGGTCTTCAAACCAATCCCAAAATCGGTCATTTAAATCAATTAGCTTAGCTGTAGATTCCAAAATCCACTCCCCAAACTGATATAACTTCTGAAAAAACTTTTCAATCAATTCAAACCACCACGTGATATACCACACAGTTTCCTCAATTACAAAATTCATTACCGCATGGAACTTATCAAATGGTAAGTTATATTTCTTTTTCATATGTTTCGGTCTATAAAACAATTTCATTTACCACCAACCATGATTAAAACCAATAAATATCCACATAAAACCCAAACATATAAATTCCATAGCTAAATAAAATCTAGACTCTACTTCATCATTATGCACTATCTTTTCCATTATCCAATTAATAAACCAAAAAATAATACAAACCCAAAACCCAATATT